CTTCGCTTGGCCTAGATCAAGACCCCCAAAGCACAAAGCAATGATACAGGTAGCTGAGAACCACACAACTACACAGAGTAAGACTAACCAACCTATCATTGCAAGCATTTTAATCCCCGTGAATATATAAGACGTTCATAATATATTTCTATATTGATATTTAACTTACACAGGGAGTATACCTAAACACGGGGATCAGATCAACTAATCTTGAGCCCTCTGGTTCCAAGTGCAACTCTGAAGGTCGGCTCGCTAACAACATCTCTCAATTACTGTTTAAACGTCCGCATCATTTTTCCTCATCATCAGCCTTCCACTCTTTATCAACAGCGTTGAAGAAGTCATCCTTCTTGTCATTAGGAATGTCAGCTGGTGAGTCGTAACCTGCCATCTTGAGCTTCTTCTTGAAAAACAGTTCATATGCTGTGTCGGCCTTTTCGTTTAGGAATTGCTTGAATGTTCTCATGTCGCTTCCTTTAGATCTTCATCTATTTGAATTCGGTTCACTGATGTATTTATAGCAAAGAAGTTGACGTCCTTGTCAACCCTCATATCACACCTCGTTTTCCATCATGTTGAGCATAGCTGCACACAAGCCTGACCGGACACAGTCCTTAGCAGTAAATCTGGTTATCTCATACGGGAGGTTTTGCTTTGTGATCTGGCGCATCAGCCATTCTAGACCATTCTCTCCGCGTATATCCGGCTGACTTTCGTCCCCAGTGATGAATACACGGCTATTACTACCTATCCGTGTCAGAAACATCTTCATCTCAGTAATCGTAGTGTTCTGTGCTTCATCGAGGAGAATGATAGAGTCGTCAAACGTATCACCCCGCATATAAGCTAGGGGTTTTGGTAGAATGTTCTTGTACAGATCTGCCCCGAACTTTTGACCAAGTTCTTCCTTTAACCCTTTCTCAAAAGGCACCATATAAGGAGCATACTTCTCGTGTATCTCGCCAGGCAAGTGTCCCATCTTTTGTCCGACCTCTACATTAGGTCGCGTCATGATAATCTTGTTGATGTTTTTGTTCTTCGTGTAGATCTGGGCTGCTATACGTGATGCAATATACGTCTTACCTCCGCCAGCTGCACCTGCTCCAATGACAAAATCATCGTGCGATAGTGCAGAGATATACTGCCTCTGCGTCTCGTTCAGGTGGGTTAGACGCGTCTGGCTTTTCTCGTATTCTATGACTTCGTTTGGTTTTACCACGCAATCTGTATACTTTTTAACTTCACGTTTCAGCCTGTTGTTCTTTGACATTGGTATGTCCTTTGTCGCTGATGGGAATGGAGAAGTGTCTCCAACCTTATTTATTCGTATGTGCTTTTGCTCTTGGAATGCTAACCTGCTGAGATACCTCAAAACATCAACGTAGTCAATAGGACGTTTGACCTCGTCATTCGACCTTGACTCTAATATGTACATCAAAAAATCCCTTTTCACTAAAGGGATCTCGTTACACATAACGTACCATCTTGATTTAACCCCCTCGTTGTCCCTTTCAGGATCCATAACGATCTCACGGTACAGCTCCTTCATACAGTGTTCGGATCTTTCTGACCTGAGTAGAGAGTTAGTGACTAGATCAACGCGGGCTAACTTCTCCCAATCAGGACAACTCATCGGATTCCTCTATCCACTGTGTTGTCCTTGCCCGCTGTGCTTTTAATCACTTTGAGCCTGCTGTTAAAATTATCGCTTGTTCTGAGACCTGGAGCGATAGAGTATCCGATAACAGGGGTACCTATACTCTGATACACCTGACCTTCAGCCTCGCAGTTTGGACATGGGTTGTCTTCGGGTATTTTCCGATCTTTCACAGGAAGAATCTCGTCGAAAACGGTATCGCACGATTTGCAACGATAGGTATAATGTGGCATAAACTTTTTTAATCCTCTGGTTCTTGTATCTAGCAGCCAACTTCCATTGATTAGTCAACTGCTTCAGTGCGAAAAAACTGAGGGAATACCTCTTTCCATACCTTCTTCGTGATACCGTCGATCTTCTTCTGGTTCATAACGTTAGCTACCAGCTCAGCTTCCTCTTTACTCATTTGCTCAAGAGCAAGGATCATGTTCTTTTCATACTTTTCCGTATCACCCAGCTCTAGGTGTTTGAACGCAGCTTCTATACGACCGACCTGAGTCCATAGACTGCCTGTCATGTCCGGTGGGTATGAGCTCTCAGTGTAAAGAGGAACGTAACATTTAGATAGGTCAACGTTGTAGATAACATTAGCTAACCAACGAACAGGCTTGAGATGACTGAATCGCTTCAGTTCGTTGATCTTGTCCTTCTGAGAGCTCTGGGCCCGTACCAGGTCAAAGATCTCTGGTAGTGTGATGTTGAGCTTATGTGTTATTGTGTTAAGTGTCATGATTGATCCTTTTAGCCTTGAGGTAAAGAATGATTCGTGCCAACCAGTTGATTATGATTGGGGTTATTGCGAGAAGAGCTACAGCGCTCATTGATTTATCTGCAGCATATCCTGCTGCGGTTACAATGGCGATCACAGGGATGTAATCGATCGTCCTATGACTAACTATACGATCCTTATGGATCGCGTAAGCTACAGTGTCTCTGCAACTAAGAGCTCCACCAATATAAGCGATGTTATACAGCACTATACCAACGTATGCTACAATCATAGACATCCACAACCAGTACTGATAAACTCCGGTACTTAGAACCACCAACCACGGAAGACCAACGACAAACCAACCTAGAGTGTCAATCAAAATAGTTGCAATCATCGATTTGATCCTAATTGGCATATTGCTCTAACTCCTCTTGTACTTGCTCCCAAGTTTGTTCATCGTTCAAGTCGATCTTTGATAGATCCGCTCGAAGATTACCTCGGTGCTGTTTGTGAGACTTTTCGTGGAAGCCCCCTCTGTTGTGGTCGTTCTTAGCCACCGGATTAGTTACCTTCTGGTGATCACGTTGTTTACGGTTAAAGCTCACTTTGTATCTCCTCGATCGACAATAGTTTCACATTTGCATTCGCACAGTACTGTTTCATATCAGCTAGGTCAACTTCTGTGTATCTCCAATACAATTTATTGAAGATGATTTTGTCGATCATAAGCATATCGTGGCCTGACCGCTTCATCAACCCAATCAAGTGCTTCAAACAGTTCTTACATGGGCTGTGTGTGACGTAGATCGTCAGCTGAAACGGCTTGTAACCACTCCGAGCCAGATCCTCGATCATATTCATCTCAGCGTGGATCTCATAATCGTTCGCCCATGCTCCATGATGGTCTCTGGTTTCAAATTCCAGATCACAACAATTAGGCAGTCCTGATGGAGTACCATTGACCCCTGTTGCCTTGATCCTACCAGAATCATCCACAGCTAAACAGCCTACCTGTAGGAACTGACACTTACTCATAGTAGCCACTTCTTCTACAATTTTACTAAACACCTTATGCATATCGATCCTTATAATCTATCAAATTTCATTTTTTAATTTATATTTTTTTGTTTACCTTTCAATTAAATCATGTACACTCCGTTTTATCACAAGGGAAAGGACTTCGCTTCATCTTGGCTTGATAAATTAAAATACCATTCTTAAATGTGTTTTAATATGGCTACAAGATACCATCAAGGAAAATTTAAACCTAGGAATCCTCAAAAGTACCTAGGGGATTCAAGTGATATCACTTTCAGGTCCAGTTGGGAGAAGAAGGTAATGAACCACTTCGACACAAGCTCTGGTGTTATTGCTTGGAACTCGGAGTCGGTCGTTATCCCTTATGTATCCCCGAAGGACAATAAGTATCATCGATATTACATGGATTTCTTAATTGTGACAAGAGGGAAAAACGGAGAAAAGATCACCACCCTCATTGAAGTAAAACCGAAGAAACAAACAGTACCCCCAGTTAAACGTGGTAAGCGAAAAAGCAGATACCTATACGAAGCTATGACCTATGAAGTTAATATTAAAAAGTGGGCAGCAGCTAGAGCCTATTGCAAGGTGAAGGGCTGGAATTTCATTATTATGACAGAGGACCATGTCTTCTGAATAAATACACGTACACATACAGGATCGGTTCATAACATGACATTTCCAACGAAAGCCCAATTACTACAAGAAAAATTGAATCAGAATAAACGCAGCCAAAAACTGCTCATGTTCCCGTCGAACCTTGAGACTGAAGGAACGGCTAACATCATTCGCTTCAACATCAACATCCCATCAGGTTCTAAGTATCTAGCCAATGGGGATTATAAAAAAGCTGTTGATACTGATGGTAACGTACAAACATCAACGTATAGACAAGAACGAAGCGGTGCCAGTCTCGCCAATCGATTTTCTGGTAACTATGTTAGAACCACTACGTCTATTGACTTGTACATGCCTCCTCAAGTTCAAACTTCATATCAATCAGATTGGGGACAGGAGGAGCTTGGGAGCCTTGGCTCAGCTGCTGATGCTGGTAAGGGGCTTGCTAATATAGACTCATGGGACGATGCCAGTAAGGCGTGGGAAGTAGTTAAACGTACTTTGAAAGAGTCTGGGATACGTACAGCTGCTAGTGCGCTCCAATCTATCACCCCTCTTAACTTCGAGACACTTCGTAAAACAGCAACATCATCAATAGCAAACCCATATACTGAGGTCTTATTCAACGGGGTACAGAACCGAACGTTCTCGTTCACCTTTAAGATGATTCCACAAAATCAAAAGGAGCAAGAGTCAGTTAAGGCTATTGTTGATGAGTTCAAATTTCATAGAGCCCCAGAGTTTCAGTTTGGTGGACAGTCTAACTATTTGTTGTTTCCATCAGAGTTTGACATCCAGTTCTTGACTCGCTCAGGAGAGAACCCGTGGTTGTTCAAAATCTCGACTTGTGCTCTTACTTCATTTGATGTTAATTATTCTCCTGAGGGTAACTACGCATCACACGAAGACGGGTCTCCTTTTGCCACTGAGATCACGTTGGCATTCACAGAGCTCGAGACACTTACAAAAGACAGTCACAAGAAGGGTTACTAATGTCATACTTTACAAGATACCCAGTGGTTACCGGATATGACATCGTTGGTCGTACGTACGACATGATGGACATTACTAGACGAACGGGATTTCTTAAAGATGTGCAACAGAACGAGGCTCTGTTTATCAACCATAGGATACATGATGGAGAGTCTCCCATCATTCTAGCAGATAGAATCTATGACGACAGTAATCTGTATTGGGTTATTATGTTGTTTAATGAGATGCACAACATCAGTGTTGACTGGCCGCTAGACGGTCCCAGTCTCGTCCGTTACATAGAGCGTGCATATGACGACCCTTATGGGCTGCATCACTATGAGTCACTTGCCAACGGAGCTATTGTCTCAGTGTCGTGGCCTGATTATGATAGAATCTCTGTTTCAAATACAGAGCACGAAATCGAACAAAACGACCAAAAACGTGACATCAAGATTCCGGTTCCTGAGGCCGTTGATCTGTTAGTCCGTGAACATAATAGGCTTATCCAACAATGAGCGAGTATAGTGGAAACGGTCAATACAATATCATACGTATGACTTTGTCTTATGACCGGAGTACAAACCCTAAAGAGATAGACCTGATCAAAGGTTTCGTTGAGGTTGATTTGTACGAATCGATCTTCGAGCACACTATGTCAGGATCAATCTCAATTATAGACACGTTCAACCTTCAGGATTTGTTGCCGTTGTATGGTGATGAACAGATTGACCTTATCTTTGCAACCCAAGGAAACGACGGTAATCCTATTTCGTACTCGGGTCTTGTGTATAAAGTGTCTGAGAAGCATCGAATATCTGAACACAGTTCTGGATACACTATATACTTCATGTCCCACCCTGCTATTCAATCAGAGACGTCGATCGTGCAAAGAGGGTATGAGCAGACCCCAAGCACTATAGTGAGAAAGATATTCGATCGAATTAACCCAAAGGAGGTCCCTTTACGGGTCGTTGATACCACCTCTGTCGATAAGTACTCATTTGGTGTGGTTAAACCGTTTCAAGCCATCTCAGTGTTGTTGAAGCATAGTGCGAGCACACAACAAGAGATAGGTTACGTATTCTACCAGGATAACAAGCAATTTAACTACGTACCTCTTGAGCGCTTATATAAACAAGATCCTGTTCGTGAATACATATCACGTAATAAAGGGATACATGAGAATATTGATCAACGGGTTCAACAAGCACATAGCACCATCCAAGACATTCGTATGCTAGATGAGAACTCATACCTTGATAGGATTAGTGAGGGTCAGCATGGGTCAACAGCTCTTCGATATGACTTATATTCCAAGTCTATGGAGCGTTATGAATACAATAAAGAAAAGAATTTCGATCCTGAGAAGAGCATAGGGACCAAGGCCTTTAAGAAACCCATGGAGGTGTCTTGTGACAGCAAGATAGCTCTACGATACGATAACAAGTCACCAGTTGCTCTATCCACTATGCAACGAAACGTGATGTCTAAAGTGGAGCTCGATACGATTAGAGTAGAAATCGTGGTCTTTGGGGATTCTACTTTACGAGCTGGAGTGTGTCTGTTGGCGAACCTTCCTATATGGAACAAGGACCAACGATCTGTCACGGACACATTATCAGGTAAGTTTCTAATCAGTGAAATTCATCACAAGCTAACGAACGATGACCAATACCTGCAAACGATGATGTTGCAGAAGAACGCATACGAGGACTTATGATTATAAACGACCAATTCTTACCCTTTTTTGGGGTGGTGGAGGACATTGTTGATCCTGATGAACTTGGTCGGGTCAAAGTTCGGTGCTACGGGTACCACACAGACAACAAACAGTATATGCCAACTGACTTTTTGCGTTGGATGACCCCGTTAGTTTCTAACTCTGCAGGTGTGTCAGGTATCGGGTCTAGTCCTACAGGGTTTGTGACGGGCTCTACGGTGTTTGGATACTTCCTTAATAGGGAGATGCAGGATGGAATTGTAGTCGGTAGCATAGCTGGGAAACCCATTCAAACAGCAATTCAAAACCAGGGGTTCAACGACCCCTTAGGTGTATTCCCTTCGTACATTAACGAATCAGATGTCAATAGGTTAGCACGTAATGATAACCGTCACTGGCTGTTCAATATTAGGGCTAATGCTAGAGTTCAACAGATACAGAAACCTTTTAACCAGGGCGAATACGACGAGCCACCATATAACAATCAAGCCAAATACCCAAACAATGATGTGCTGGAGACCACTGCAGGCCATCTGAAAGAGTATGATAGTACTCCTGACCAAGAACGAATTCACGAGTATCACAAACAAGGCACATACTACGAGATCGACCCTAGCGGTAACAGAGTAGTGAAAGTTGTTGGTGATGGATATGAGATTGTGGTTGGTAATAAGTACGTTAACGTCAGAGGCAGTGTCAACCTCACTGTGGAGGGTGATGTAAACCAGTATATCAAAGGTAATCACAACGTTCAGATTGATGGGAACAAAACTGAGATTGTTCTTGGTGATCGGAAAGAGTTTACAGGTAGGTCTTGGACACATGCAGCTGGTGGTTCAATCGGCATGGATGGTACAACTATCGACCTTAATAGTGGAGTTGCATCAGGTAATGCATCCCTACCTGTCACCCTCCCTGTTGAATATAGTATTGAGACTGCAGCTCCTGTCCTGAAGAGTGCTGGTAGATTTGCAGCTTTAGACGAGAAGAGTGAAATTGGATCTACCCCATCCAGCTACCCACCAGACATCAAACCTGATGGGTATGACGGAGACTCAAAGAAACAGTCAGATGCACAGAGTCAAGAAAAGCAAATTGAAGAAACCATCGTCTGCTCTACTAACGTTTCTGATGGCATCAATTACAACCAGGTATTAGCGTCCACTTCATATACTATTGGTGATCTGAGTTCAGGCGCTTTGTTTAACCACAATATTAGGGCACAAGGTGGGTTAACAGAACAGGACATCGTCTGTAATCTTGAATCCCTCGCTATCTACATACTTGAACCCCTACGCAATCAGTATGGTTCGTTTCGGATTAATAGCGGGTTTCGAGTAGGTGGTGGCAGGAGTCAACACAACTTAGGCCAAGCTGTAGATATTCAAGAGCCTTCATGGTCCTATGATAAATACTTAGAAGTATCTGAATGGATAGCTAACAATCTTCCTCATGATCAGCTGATACTAGAACACGGGAACGCCATCTGGCTTCACGTGTCGTTCAACTCATCATCAAGAACACAACGGGGCCAACTGTTAACTATGTTGGATGGTCAATACGAGGACGGGTTAAAACTGTACTATGGCTGATACAATAACGTACGAGTGGTCACATCCGTCTAATATAGCCTCTATTAACTCTGGAGATAGTGTCTCCTTTGATATTTTGGTTGAACGAGTAGAAGAGACTGCTCCTATAGGAATAGAAACTGAACCTACAGTAGAACGTTTTCTTATCTCAGAGTTGAAGTTTGAGCAGATAGTGGTAGATGAAAGTGATTTCTTACCTGAAGGAGTTGTTATTACCAACAACAACACCAACGTAGACATTACTGGTGCTGTTGTCGTTCCTCCTCAGTTTATCAGTATTGCTTATGCTGCTCAAGGGGTCAGTTACAACATAGAATCAGTTGAAGAACTACCTCAGGGAGCAAGAGCGTTTGAGTTAATCCCTGATCCTAGCCCATATAAGTACTACGTATGGCGTATATGGGCCATCGACACAGACAATGAAGACCTGCTAGTACAAAGGACATTCACTCTGACTGTATCGATTGATTTCGATGATATACAAACTGTCATTAAACGAGTTGTATCGGAGATCAAATGAAACCTGCTGCTTTATTTGGAGACTCATGTACAGGTCACGGCTGTTTTCCACCGAGGCTGAATACCCAAGCATCTCCTGATGTCATCATTAACAGTCTTGGGGTACAGAGACTTGGTGATGCTTACATGCCTCACTGTTGTCCCAGTAATGGGTGTCACAGCGCTGTGGTAGCTTCAGGTTCAAGCACCGTCTCTATTAACGGGTTACCAGCAGCACGTATAGGAGACTCTCTCAGTTGTCCATCGTTGATTGCTGAGGGATCTAATAACGTATTCATCGGTGGTTAAAAATGCCTAGAATAGATATTGACTTAAATTTTACCGCCCACCCTCTAACTGGGGATTTGGCAACGAAGACTGATCGTTCTGCAGTTGATCAATCCGTCCGTAACTTGATCCTCACAGAGTTCTACGAACGCGGATTTAACATTGAAGTGGGTTCTAACGTGACTGACGCGTTGTTTGAGAACTTCACTGCCCTCACACAGCAGACGCTCAAAAATAACATTATACGCGTTCTGAGAAACTTTGAACCTGGAGTTGAGATCGTTGACGTGATCGCTGAGATGGATCGACCAAACGAGCTCAAAGTCGAGATCTACTATAACTACCTGAACAACCCCGAAGTCAGAAAGGTTGTCATTCCAATACAACGGTTGATATAAAATGTCAAGAGAAGAGATCGCAGTTACTTCGTTTGATCACGAAGAGTTAAAACAGAGTCTTATAGACTTCCTGAAGGCAACAGGTAAGTTTAGTGACTTTAATTTTGAAGGCTCAGCGCTTAACACCATCATCGACCTTCTGGTACGTAATGGTCACCACGATGCATTTCTAGCTAACATGCTAGCAAATGAGTCGTTCATCCAGAGCGCTCAGATTCGTCAGAATGTTGTTGCTCATGCTGAAAAGCTATCCTACGTTGCTCGGTCTACCACCGCTGCTCGACTGATATGCACTATCGAGGTGGTCCCTGTATCGACTACAGGAATCCCAACCTCCATCAACCTTCCAGAAGGCACATCGTTTGTTGGATCGGTTGGCGGAGAGACGTATACGTTTACTAACAACGTTCCTTACACTCTGACATTCAACAGCATCACTCAATCATTTCGTCGAGTTGGAGTTGAATTGTTTCAAGGGTTCCAGATCACTAACGACCTGCTTCACGTATCAGCTCTACCGGTTGAAATTCCTAACTCAAACTGTGACACGTCTACCCTATCGGTTACAGGTACCAGTAACGGCGTACAGAGAGTATATACAAAAGCGACTTCACTTACCCAACTTAGTGCTTCCTCTTCTGTATTCTTCTTATCTGAGAACTCATTCGGTCGTTTTAACATTTCGTTTGGTCGTAATCTACTTGGTGATGAACCTGATAATAACAGCACAGTCACAGCTAAGTATATAGTAACAACCGCTGATGCTGCGAATGGAGTTACCTCCTTAACTGCCGGTTCTTTGATCGGTGGGTACGCCAACGTCCAAATTGATGTTACCACCCCGTCTTACGGTGGAGCTGATAAAGAGGATATTGAAGACATTCGTTTCTTCGCTCCTAAGTACTACCAGGCTCAAGGACGTGGGTTAACTGATCGCGACTACATCCCACTTCTAAAAGAGCAGTTCTCGTTTATCAGAGCTGCTGTGTCTTGGGGCGGAGAGAAGAACAAACCTCCTGTATACGGCACTGTATTCGTTTCTATCCTATCTGAGGAAGGTGGTCTTATCACCAATTCTGTTAAGCAGCAGATGGAAGACTACCTATCAGATTTTAACGTAGGATCTATTACTCCGACGATCACAGACCCAGAGCAGTATGGAATCGACCTGTCGATTGCCTTCTCTATCGACAACCGACTAACTGCAAAATCCTTCAATCAACTGGCAATTGATATCAAAGATGTTGTTAGCAGATATAACGAAGAGCTGTTCAACTTTGACCAGTACTACAATGAGGCAGAACTGAACAAAAGGATCATGGCAATTAAAGGGGTTACTAGCCTTGACATCGACAAAGAACAGTTCTTTAAAATCGACGTACTGCGTTTTGAGAACCCAGTATACACTATCGACTTCGCTAATGAAATTGAACCTGGTACTATTAGGATGGAAGATTTCTCTATTGCGTCCAACGGAACGAACCACCTCCTGTTTGATGTAGATGGAGAAATCTTCGTTAGCTATACAAACGACTCGAGCCAAGAGGTATCAAGATCTGTAGGTAGTGTTAACTACGTTACAGGACAAGTAGAGTTCACACTGAACATGATCCAAACAGCCAATCAAGTGACTCTCTATGTTCAAACTCTATCTGACAACTTCTACGTGCAGCAGAATAAAGTTGTATATATCAATTCAACAGAAACCTCGTTGCTCGAGACAGTTGATCGTGTTACTCAAAGTCTGAGGCAGTAATGCATAAACCAAGCACATTAGACACACTAAAAAGTCAGATTCCATCTCATATTGTTGAGAGCTACCCTGGTTTCTATGATTTCATAGCAGGTTATTATGAGTGGATGATGCAGGAGGGCAATCCTCAGCAACGTGTAACTGATCACATGGACTATGTGAACTTCGTCAAGACACTAGATCAATACATCGATGCTATGAAGCAGGAGTATTTGGTTGATATCCCCGAGGCTGCTTTAGTTGATAAAGAGCTGTTTATTAAGTGGTCTCGTACCTTTAATATGGCTCGGGGTAGCCATGCTTCCTACAAGTTTTTGTTTCGATTGCTGTTTAATGAACAGACCACATCAATCTACCTACCCAAAGACAATATACTGAAAACAAGTGACGGTGTTTGGATATCTGGTCAGTCAACCATATACGTAACGTATAACGAGACTAATCTAGAGCAATTTCAATTCCAGAGGATCTCACAAGAGCGTCCTTTGTTTCAAGACATTGTAGAAACAGCAACTGCTTCTGTTCAAGAGGTGAGAACAAAGTATGTGGGTAGGTACATCGTTACTGAACTCATAGTGTCTAACATTAACGGGGAGTTTCAACCAGGTTTTCCTATTACTACTGACGCAGGGGCCGAAGAGTGGATTATTGTATCTGGATCTAGCGTTGATATTAATGACGGTGGGTCTGTGCAGTTCAATAGCCAACGTCTGTTCATTGATAATCTTAATGATAATGTCATTACGCGTGAAGCAGAGCAAGACGGGCTATTCGATACACGGGTGTCGTCGTTCTTCACAGATAGTGATGTGTCAGTTCAGGTGAACGGCACTCCTATAACTACGTTCGCTTTTAACGGTCGATTCGTCTCCTCGAACGACATCTCTGTTGATGATACTATCCAGGTCACTTTACCTTCATACCAAGGGTACATAGTGATTGATCGGGTTAATATTGATCAACAAGCAACGTCTGCTGATATCCTAGATCTACCGATAGGTACTGATACTACGTATACTGTTACAACAGACAACGGCTCTACATTTAATGCTACGCTAACCATGGGTACTACAAAACTGATCAAAGGGTTCTACCAGGGGACGAGAGGCCACTTGTCTTCAAATATGTACCTACAGGACAGCTACTTCTACCAAAACTACTCCTACGCGATCAAAACACAACAAGATTTCTTGGCATATGCCGACATAGTTAAGAGAGCTTTGCATCCTTCTGGTTTTGTAATGTTTGGTCAGCTGAACTACCTAAATATTGTTGAGTTAATACTAACCTATCAAGATGAGATAGAGATTCCACCTTCTGTTCTGAATATTCTTCATAAATACGGTCTAGGAGGCAATTACAACTTTATAAATAGGTTTAAGGACAAAGCTTCTATTAGATTGTATCGACAGTCTTTCTTTGACGCACTGGATCAGGATTATTTGAACGGTGAAGCTGGTTATGATCTTG